CCCCCTGCCGAATCCAGCGACGCACCATCTGGATATTCTCGGTGATCCCTTCCTCAGATAACCTTTTAAGTACCTGCTCCGTGGTATGCATATTCATCGCCCCTTTTTATTACTCCGTTGTTAAGATTGTAACATTACAAGACTAGCAAGTAAAGTAATATTACTTTTTTATGAATATAGTAATCAAATTAACAAAAAAATCCCTGCAAGTGCAGGGAAAGGAGGGTTTTGCCCCTTACTAGGTGTTTACTTCCGTAATCGTATCCAGGCTAATCCACTGAACATCCTCATCATTCGCCAGTTTGATCCTCCGGCCATTTTGGTCGATCCACTTAAGAGTGCCCCACATGGAGCAGATTTTGCCGAGATCGCCTTTTGTCGGCTGCCACCAGGATACCGTAATGGCGTAGTCTTCACGAGCTGCATCACGGATCAGGTACTGAAAGGATTCAAGTTCATCCTGCTCCAGTGCTGGCATCGGCACCAGCTTCTCGTCTTCCTTCATCTGCAGGTACAATTCCCGCTGTTGAGGAAGCACGAAACGTCCTAATGTTGGATTGGTTAATTTTGATGACCTTTTATCAGATAGCATGGCGTTCCACCACCGATTGCACAGCAAGGATGTTGTCAATCACAAAGACGCGCGGCGCTCGCCGTGCAAGACAGTATGCTTTCAGTCGGTCGTCTGAGACTTCGAGTGGCCACAAGATACGCTGTGTTGTCTGACCGTCTCCAGACAAGTAGATGATATGGATATGCTGATGCCGTTCTATGGCTCTTTGCAGTTGCTTTCTCATGCTGTTCGCCTCCAGATAAGAACGTTCGTTCGCTTGTATTATATGCGAACAACTTGCGAACATGCAATTAAAAAATACCCCACTATTAAGTGGAGTATTTTATAGTTATTTTAATTTTCTTTGTGTTGCTTTTTTCTTAACCTCATCAATTATTGAGTCTGCAACACTTTGTTCGATGGGCTTTCTTTCTCTTTTAAAATGATCATGTTTAGTTTTCACTTCAGGCAACTTAAAGAATTGTTTATTCTCATTTGCGAATTCGGGAATAACACCTAACTTAAGCATGATTATCACCTCTTAAGTAATTTTGGAAAAAATTGTAATTCAATTCAGGCTTAAAGTAATGTTTTCGCTTTATCCAAATAAAACCGTCGCCTTTAGAAATAATAGCAACGTCTATTGGCCCACCAACTGTCTCTGCATCAATAGAAACTTTTCTTTTAAAAGAAGTAAGATTAACTAATGCTTCTGCAATTGCAGCCAATTCATCTTTTGGAAGTATCGAAACAATGTCAACGATTGGTCTTGCATATACTTCCATTTGTATTTTCTCTATGTGTTTTTGAATTGCTTCAAATGCATCTAAACTTACCTGTTTGATAATCTCACTTGAACTATCACTTAGAGGCCCCTCACCATTTTCCATTAGCGCATGGTCAATAGCCCCTGGATAGTGCTTTAATACATTATGCAGTGTCTCTATTATTGTGTTCTTTAACGCCGGATCAATACCCTTCGTGAATGAGTGAACCATTTCTTGCTGTGCGAAAGGCAAAATGGCAGCAGTTACTTTTTCACTCGACCGTTCAGCAGCTACTTCTGTTACCTGCTTTAACTTGTATTTTAAAACACCATTAACAATGCCTTCAACTGTGTATTCATGTAGTATTGGAAAAATTTCGTCATCACCGTATCCAGCTATAACAACACCAGTCGTATTGTGTTGAAAAATATCCTTACAAAATAATAAAGCGGATATTTGCAGCATCCAATGTAAGGTATCATCGTCCACAGTAAAGTTAATTTGATCATTAATTATTTGTATAATACCTGAACCGTGTTTGCCTAAAAATTCAGAAATAAAATCCTCACTAAAACCCTGTAGGTACTTTAATCTATTCAGGGAATGTAGCTCATACTCCACTTCTGCAGAAAGAATATGTGCAACTTGATACTCAAAAGGCTCAGCATTTTTGAAGACAGCGTAAATGACTTTATTAACTCTTTCTAAGAGGACGTTGAGATGCGCGTAAAAATTTCTTAATACAAGCATTTCCTCTGATTGCTCAGTCACATATCGCTGGTCAGTGGTTAGAAATTCAAAAAAGTTATCCGCATATTCGCTCAGTTTAGGGAAGGTATCCTTTCCAAGACCTTCTCGATATACTTTAATTATAGTCTCCCACGGAACCCCCATGAAATCTGCCCCGCCGTATACCATGATACCGACCGGATGTCTTTTTGATAAAGAGAACAACTTATCAGCAGAATTGAATACTTTTTGCCTTCCGCTAGAACCAACAGTAACTGCGCTATCAGCTGCTAATGCTACACCCATTCTATTCATGATCCCTATTTCTGCAGTCATGTTATTCGCTCCTTCAATACTGGTGTTTGTTTTGTTCGACAATAAATAACAAATTCCTTCCAGTTTTTCCTTCAGGAACTTATTTAGGATGAACACCTACACTTGAATTTTGGGCACATAACAAAATGATTCTTAAGTCACTCATCCACATAACTACATAATACATTTGTCCCAGAAAATAGAAAAGCCCCATCTAGCAGATCTCTCTACCAAATGGGGCGCTTGTCTTATACCTCGGTTTCTTCTTTATTTATCGTTCGTTTGGTCCGTTCTCGCATGAAGCGATACATCCTGGTAACCAGACATGCCCATGCAACTTTCCCGCCGATCAGAGCAAAGCCGTTGCGGATCCGAGCTGGCAGGAACTCATACCGATCGATCAGCTCCTGCTCTTTCTTATTCAGTAGCGTCTCGAAGTGAGGATATTTGCTCTCGATGTGCGCCACAAACTCGTATACACGCGGGAAGAAGTCGGCTGCCATGAGTACCGCAACAAAAAGGAACAGAGCCATTAGCCAACCCCACTCCTGGAAGAACATGATCACTTGATCCAGCATCATTTGCAAACACATCCTTTCGAAAGTTTCACTGTTTTGGTAGTTTGCTCCCATTCGACCTGCAGGCCGAGCGCCGCAACCAAGTCCCGAGCAGGGGTATATGACGTTCCAGCGTCGATTGTGACCGGCATGACAACACCGTTGACTGTGACCTGTTTGTTGGTATCACACCACCCAGGAACGACGCCAGCGGCCTCGGCCACCGCCCGAACTGGCAGCCTAGATACTCCATCTTTGAGGAAGCCCTGCACCGGCAGCAACTTTCCGTTGACTTCGATGGAAACTTTATCCACAGGTTTAGGTGTAGGTTGTGGATTACTTGTTAGCAACTTATGCACATCGTCTTTGAACTTCGCCCACGCCTGCTGTGCTGTCAGGCCAGTGTACTTGCGTGCAAAATCATCTGACACGAAGTAAGCCGGGCAGTTTTTACCTGTGATGTCGTAGTGGCGCCACAGCTTGTCCACACTCCAGCCGTACCGCTTCAAGATATCCGCGGCCAGCTCCACCGTTCGCTTATACATCGCTCGAAAATCACTGTCCACATTCACACACATCTCGATGCCGATCGTGCAATTGTTCGGGTACGAGCTGAGCTGCTTCAAAGCTTCGGGTTTGTACGACTTGGCTCCTACGTGATAGCCCATCTCGTTTTCGGGCAAGCACCGGACGATCTGCTTGTCATCCACGATATAGTGGGCGCTGGCCTCTGTTGTAGGCTTGTTGAAGTAGTTGCGATTGGCTACGGCGTTCGCGCCCTTACCCTCGTTGGCTGTCCAGTGTATGACAAGGCCTCGGGGTACGATTTTAAGCCCGGGGCGTGCGGTTTTGTTGGTCAAAAGCATGTCTGTGATCTGCACTATCGTTCACCCTCTTGCTTCTGATTCGCATCAAACTGGCTATATACACCTGCTCCGATTAACAAGTAGGACAACAGATCGATAAACAACTGATATTGCATCAGCGTAGGCGCCAGCCCGTACTTCGAGAGAACTTGGTAAAGCAAACTAGCTGCAGCCGCGATAAAAACTGGATTTTTTACCCTTTCAAGCATGTCGATCCCTCCATTTGTAGTAAAAGAAATGAACAAAAAAGACGATGCTAAACAGCACCGTCACCTCTATCAAGTCATTTAGCCTTCTAGTTGCTACGCCTTGCAGATACGCTACGACCTTTTTGTGTTCCTCGATATGCGTAACTCCAGACTGAATAAGGTTATACAGGATATCCCTCTGTTCGAGGTACAGCAGATGTTTAGTAAGCCAGTCAAGAGTCAACAGCGAAACGATGAGGAGAAAACAAACTAAAGGCAGCCACTTTAACCACTTTGACATCTTAGCTCCTCCTAACCATTTCGCTTTTGATCTCTCTGACTTCTTCTAGGATAAGATCGTACTTTTCACTAAACTTGTTCAGGGTGTCTAAGAGCTGGTTTTCCCTCTCTTTGCTGGACTTCATCACGTACACCAAGAGCCAGATAAACAGGGCAGCAAATGGCCCTTGGGTCAAAAAGTAGCTCCAGATTTCTCCCTCCATAACAATTCCCTCTTTTCTGCGTGTTTAGCCAGTGGTAAAATCTAACTGCCATCCGTTTTTCTGTGTGGGCGGGTGGTACGGAGGGGAAGTGCGCTATCACTCCCCTTCGTTCACTCACACAGATTTTTATTGTTGATCTTTGTAAGCCATGGTATCGTCGAACTCTTCCTGCGAAATGTAGCCCTTGTTCAACGCGTTTTCGATTTGATCGTCACGAAAAGTTGCTGCGGCATACTGTTTTACTGGATCGACATATGGCTCCGGAATCTGCGCGAACGTCCGGTTGCCAAAAAGGTAAATGTCCATTGCGTAAGATGATACTCTCCAAGGATAGATAGGCACTATCATTCACTCCTTTATTCTTGGTCAGGAAATTGTCCGAAGTAGTAGTCGAAAAAGGCCGACACATTGGCGTTGAGTTGCGACAGTATCAGATGAGCGTCTCCGATAGGCATTTTTGACAGTTCTTTTTCCCTCTGAATCTCCGAAATCGGTTTCTTGTTTTTAAACTCCATCAGTCAAAAGCACCTCCAAATCCATTGACAATTACGGTTTCGGTTGCTGTTCCCTTCATGATTTGTACATGAATGTTAATCCCCCATTGGCCAGATGTAGACGTTGAATTCGTGAAAATATACCCGCGCCCGGCTAATACCTGAGCCGTAATGTCCTCCCACGTTGGGGAAGCATCATAAGCGTTGTTGCAGGCTTCGACCAACAACGTAGCCCCCGAAGGTATTACTGCATCCAGCGTGAAAAGAATTCGGTTTGCTTTTTGGTCGGTTGTGAAAAAGCTTGCTATTGCAGGATTCGCATAGTTGAGCGTGAATTCGATACGATCATCTGTACGAGTAAATGTATAGATGCGATCTGAGTATGATCCCTGGTTGTCAATCGCCCGCACTTTTAACTGATGTTGGGCTAATGACGTTCGTAACCACTGATCTTGAGAAAGGGTCACCGTGTAGGTTTGTCCATCCACGCCTGAAAACGAGTCGAAAAGCTGATCATCTAGGTAATATTCGATCGTAAACGGGTTGCCCTCTGGATCAGTAACCGAAAAATCCTGTGACGGTGGCGCGCTAATTGTCCCAAGGTTTTTGTCTGTACCCGAAATGACGGGCGGGCGGTTCCAGATAACTGTGAATGACCGTGTGGTGTCCGGCGATTTACCGCCCTGGTCATCTTCGGCCCAGACATACAGCGTGTGATTAGTCCCCTCAGCTAAGTCGTACCCCACAACGTCCGTAGAACCGTCCCAAAGGCGCTTGTTGCGGTACGTAAGGTTCTTACTGAACGCAATCGGTGTGCTGCCATCAGATACTCCGGAATTGATTGCTCGAGCGGTCCCGTTGTTGATCTTGTATTTGATCGTTACGACATTCCCGTTGTTGGTGTCTGTCGCCGAACCAGAAATGGTATACGTCTTCCCTTCCGTTAATGTTTGATTATCGGTAGGTGACGTTAGGGTTAGGGTTGGGACGTTGTTGGTGATTGGCACAAGAA